ATGATTGCCATTGTAGTTGTAGGTGATGGAGACAATGATATTTCAAAAGCCAAAGTAAAAGGCAAATCAAAGAAGAAACTAAAGGCATTGTTAGCTGACTTGTAATGCACGGCGATAGGGGTAACGTGAAAATAGTTTGGCTCATGTTAGCCCTATGCCTATTTCTACATGTTGTAGTGATACCTATATGGATGAGGAGTCTAGGACTATGAAGCCCAATACAAGCTTCAATTTGTCAGTCGAAGATGTAGATTACATCGAAACCGCACTAATGAAGATGCAATTAGATATGACTGACAGTAAAGACAAGAAAGATATCGTAGAACTTCTTGCCAAAATATATCATCAAAAAGTTTGGTATAGACCAAAGAAAAATTACGTTAGTGGTTGACAAACCGTTTCATATCTGATACAATGACCATTATACGATACATTATGAGGTACACATGAGTTTTTACACATCAGTACATCGTTATGGCAACAAGATGCTGTTTCGAGGTTACGATTCCAATGGCAACCGAATTCACAAGAAAGTGCCGTTCAAGCCTACATTCTATCTACCTACTAAGAAGCCGTCTGAGTGGAAATCACTCGACGGCGCTTCTGTTGAACCGATGAAGATCGAAAGCATGAGCGAAGCGCAAGACTTTGTTAAGCGTTACGAAGATGTAGACAACTTCAAAGTTCATGGCAACAATAACTTTGTTGCACAGTTTCTAGCAGAAGCATATCCTGGTAATATCAAGTACAAGCTACGTGACATCTGTGTCGGTAACATCGATATCGAAGTCGCATCAGATGATGGCTTTCCTCACCCAGAGCAAGCTGATCATCCTATCATCTCTATCGCATACAAAGACAGCAAGAGCAAAGTCTATCATGTATGGGGTCTAGGTCATTATGATGCTAGTAAGAGCGAACTAGATAATATTGAGTTGATACAGTATCGTCACTGTGACAATGAGAAAGACCTCATTGAGAAGTTTCTTATCTTCTGGCAGAGTAACACGCCTGACATCATTACTGGTTGGAACATTCGCTTGTTCGATATACCGTACATGATCAATCGTACACTCAAGGTCTGCGGTGAAGAGACTACTAAACTATACTCGCCTTGGAAAATATACAAGTATCGACAGATTGGTATCAAGGGTAAGTCGATGGATGCGTATGAAATTTATGGTGTGTCGCAAGTTGACTACTATGATCTATTTCAGAAGTTCGGCTACACATATGGTACACAAGAGAGTTACGCACTCAATCATATTGCCCACACAGTTCTCGGTGAGAAGAAGCTATCGTATGAAGAGCATGGGTCGCTTCATGGGTTGTACAAAGCAGATCATCAGAAGTTCATTGACTACAACATCAAAGACGTTGACCTAGTTGATCGTATCGACAAAGAGACTGGTCTCATGGATCTGGCACTTGTTATTGCGTACAAGGGTGGTGTAAACTTCCCAGACGTATTTGGTACAACTGCTATATGGGACAGTATCATCTATCGATATCTGAGAGAACGCAACATTGCAATCCCACCTAACAAGCGTAAGAACAAGAGTCCTTACCCAGGTGGTTATGTGAAAGATCCACGTGTTGGTATGAGTGAGTGGATTACATCGTTTGACTTGAACAGTCTGTATCCAAATCTGATTGTACAATACAACATGTCACCCGAGACACTGATACGTGATGATATGGTTTACCCATCTGGTGTAGATCATTTTCTAGACGCTGATGCTGAAGACTTTGGTAATGTTGCTGTTGCGGCAAATGGTTCTAAGTATCGTAAAGACAAGCGTGGTTTCATGCCTGAGATCATTATTGGTTTGTACGATGAGCGTAGAGCAACTAAGAACCAGATGCTTGAGATACAACAACAGAACGAGAACGCTTCTAGTTCAGACTTGAAACGTGAGATCAACAGACTGAATAACACTCAGCAAGCAGTAAAGATTTTACTTAACTCACTCTATGGTGCGCTAGGTAATCAGTACTTCAGATACTTTGATCAAAAGATCGCAGAAGGTATTACACTGTCTGGTCAGCTATCAGTTCGATGGGCTGAGAAAGCAATGAACGAATACATGAACAAAATTCTCAAGACTGAGAATGAAGACTTCGTTATTGCAATTGACACTGACTCCTTGTATGTTGATATGAACCCACTAGTCAAGAAGGTCAATCCCGAAGACCCAGTTAAGTTCATTGACAATGCATGTCAGAAGAAGTTCGAACCAATGCTTGAGCAAGCGTATGCTACGTTGTTCGATAACATGAATGCATACGAGAACCGTATGGAGATGGCACGTGAAGCTATTGCTGATCGTGGTGTATGGACAGCGAAGAAGCGTTACATTCTAAACGTTCACAACAACGAAGGTGTACAGTACGCAGAACCTAAACTAAAGGTCATGGGCATTGAAGCAGTGAAGTCTTCAACACCACAAGTTGTACGTGACAAGTTCAAGCAAGCGTACAAGATCATTCTTGAGGGTAGTGAGAAAGAACTACAAGAGTTCGTAGCAAACTTCTATGAAGAGTTTAACAGTCTACCAGCAGAGAAAGTTTCGTTTCCACGTGGCGTATCTGATTTACGCAAGTGGGTTGATCGAAATACAACGTACAAGAAAGGTACACCTATTCATGTGCGTGGCGCTATCATGTTCAATAAGATGTTGAAAGAGAACAAGCTAGTTGTCGAAGAAGTTAAAGATGGCTCGAAAGTGAAGTTCTGCTATCTGAAGACACCTAACCCATCGATGGAGAATGTGATATCGTTCTCTACGTTTCTTCCTAAAGAGTTCGGGCTAGATGAGTACATTGATTATGAGATGCAGTTTGATAAGACATTCAAAGACCCACTGAAGTTGGTCACTGATGCTATCAACTGGAATGTTGACCAAATAAGTACACTAGAGGGGTTTTTCGCATGATACATACAAAGCTACACAAACCTTTATACAAGAGAGACACTAAAGGTAAGATCAGAGTTTGGCAGATGGAGCTAGGTTGGAACGATGAAGGTAGAGCTGGTCATCGTAGTCACACTGGCATAAAAGATGGTAGATTTGTAGTCTCAGAATGGAAATCGTGCTTACCAAAAAACGTAGGTAAGGCAAACGAAACGACCAGTGTTGCACAAGGTCAGAGTGAGATTTGTAGTCTATACACTCAGAAGCTTGATACTGGATACTTTGCAAGCGAGAGTGATATCGATACATTTGATAAGTTCAAGCCTATGCTTGCAGTAGAATACAAAGAAGATAAGATTGACTTTGAAGAAAGCGACTACTATAGTCAACCAAAGCTAGATGGGATTCGCTGTATAGCCCGTAGAGATGGGTTGTACACTAGGGCAGGCAAACCTATTACATCATGCCCACATATCATTGAAACACTTAAGCCTGTGTTTGATATCTATCCGAATGCTATTCTTGATGGCGAACTATATAATCACGTGTACAAAGATGACTTCAATAAGATCGTATCTATGGTACGCAAGACTAAGTTGAAAGACGAAGACTATGAAGAAAGTCGTAGGCTTGTTCAGTATCATGTGTATGATTACTTTGTAGACAGTGACTTTAATGAACGATATGATGCACTGGTGAAGCTTAAGTTAGAAGACCCAGTGATTACTGTTAAGACTGATCGTGTATCATCTATGCAGAAGTTAGACTTTCTCAACGGAGAATATCTTGCAGAAGGCTATGAAGGGCAAATGATTAGACTAAATAGTAAATACCAGAACAAACGTTCTAAGTATCTGATGAAGCGAAAAGAGTTCCTATCTGATGAGTTTAAAGTCATTCGTACTGAGCAAGGTCAAGGCAACTGGGCAGGATATGTCAAGAGATTTATATTAGAACTGCCTGACGGAACTCAATTTGGTGCTGGTGTACGTGGCAACCAAGAAACAATGAAAACATTATATGAAAGTAACAACACACCCGACTGGGCTACGTTGAGGTATTTCACCCCAACGCCAGACGGCATACCCCGTTTCCCTGTCGTAGTAGATTGGGGCAACGGTCAAAGAGAGGACTAATATGGACGATATATTTGACTTTGGTTTTACGGCTGTAGACGAAGATGAACTGAGCGCAGTACAAGAAGCCAAATCGACAATCACACAAGTCTCTTCGACAGCGGAGACAACACAAGAGCAACTTGATAAGCTATACAATGCTATCATGCCTCTGTTAAACAACTTGAAAGCGAACCCTGAGAAAGAGTATATCTTATGGCCTGATCGCACAGCAAAAATTGAATTATTTGAGTCGAAATTACTTGACATTTACCGTGGAAAGTGATATTATACCAACTATTAACTATGTAATGGAGAAATGAATGTCGTTAATTGAAAAACTTATGAAGAACTCTACCAGCAAGCTGACGGCTCCTATCATGGATTCGAAAGTCTTTGGTAAGAAAGATATGGCTACAACACCAGTACCAATGGTGAACGTAGCATTGTCTGGTCGTGTCGATGGTGGTCTAACACCTGGCTTGCTAATGCTTGCTGGTCCATCAAAACACTTTAAGTCTGCGTTTGCGCTAATGATGGCTGCCGCATATCAGAAGAAGTATGAAGATGCAGTTATCTTGTTCTATGATAGTGAGTTTGGTACACCACAGTCTTACTTCGAAAGTTTTGGCATTGATATGGCACGTGTTGTACATACGCCTATCACTGATGTCGAAGAGTTGAAGTTTGATATTATGAAGCAACTTGACGGTATCGATAAGAAAGATAAAGTCGTAATTCTTATTGACTCGATTGGTAACCTTGCATCTAAGAAAGAAGTTACTGATGCGATGGATGGTAAGTCTGTTGCTGACATGTCACGTGCAAAGCAAATGAAGTCTTTGTTCAGAATGATTACACCACACTTGAACTTGAAAGATATTCCACTCGTAGCAGTCAATCACACTTACAAAGAGATTGGGTTGTTCCCGAAAGATATCGTATCTGGTGGTACTGGTGCATACTATTCTGCCGATGCTATCTGGATCATTGGTCGTCGCCAAGAGAAAGAGGGTACTGAGATTGCAGGCTATCACTTTGTTATTAACATCGAGAAGTCTCGACATGTACGTGAGAAATCCGCTATCCCGATTACTGTTACATTCGAGGGTGGTATCTCTAAGTGGTCTGGTCTGCTTGAAGTGTCTGAGAAGCTTGGTTATATTACTAAGCCTAAAGTTGGTTGGTATGAAGCAGTAGATCCAGAGACTGGTGAAGTGCTAAGTGACAAACTAATGAGAGCGAAAGATATCAATTCAAACTCAGAGTTTTGGAAAATGATGTTTACCAAAACAAAGCTTGCAGAATCAATCAAAACCCGTTA